GGTGAAGGGTGGGATTGATGAAAGCATTAGGCTACCATATTCTACTTACAAGGGTTAAAGAAACCGATGAGACCGGAAGCGGTCTGATACTCGGTAAGTCGAATGATTACGAAGTCCTTTCGATAGGCGAGAAGACTACCTTCGATGTCTCCGTAGGAGATACAGTTAGGATTGCTCCCGATGCCTCTTATGAAGGAGGTTATGATATGGGGAATGGAATTATAGCCGTGAAAGAATACGATTTGGTGGCAGTAGTTTGAAAGCAGGTAGAATGTTCGTAAGGAGGGTATCAACATGGTTGAAGAAACGCTCTTAACAGGAAAGGATGCTCGCACCAAACTACTACAAGGCGTGAATAAGGTTGCTAACGCAGTCAAATGCACATTAGGTGCTAACGCAAGGACTGTGATTATAGAGCAGGAAGATTCCTTCCCACTGATTCTCAATGACGGGGTTAGCATAGCGAAGGCTGTGAATGACCCTGACCCGTTTGTGCAAATGGGTATTAGTCTGATACAACAGGTGGCTACACACGCACAAAACAAGTCGGGCGACGGCACTACTACTGCTACTGTTATTGCGCAGTCTCTTTGCAACGAAGGTATGGAGATGGTAAAGCGTGGCATTTCTCCCCTTGAGATAACAAAAGAATTGCAAGAAGAGGCGGAAGAGATAATTACTAAGATTAAAGATAGTGCGAAGCCGTGCGAGTCTCTTGAGGACTTGACTGCTGTTGCCTCTATTGCCGCAAACAACGATAACGAATTGGGTGCGCTCATTGCTGAGGTCATGCACAAGATTGGGTCTGAGGGTGCTATTGCATTGAAGAACGGAAGTAGTTATGAGACTCTTTACGAGATGAGTGACGGGCTCGATATTCAAACGAATGCGGTTAGTCCATACTTCCCCGACTCAATAAACAACGCTGCTGTCCTTATTACAACGGACAAAATAAATTCATTTGAGTCCTTAATTCCTGTGATGGAAGAATGCCTCAAGGTAGGTAAGGGCTTGGTGATTTTCTGTGGTGATTATAACCCTGCTATTCTTCCCAACCTTCTCATAAATGTCGTTCAAGGTAAGATTAACGCTACCTTGATTAAACTAACAGGTATGGGCGACACGCAGAAGGCTTGGGCTGAGGATATACAGGCGCTCACGGGTGGAGTGATACACGACGAGAGTGTTGGTAGGGGTCTCAACAATATAGACTTGGAGGACTTCGCTTTAGGCCACGCAGACACAGTGGTTTGTAAGAAAAACTCCTGTGTTATAGAGCACGCAGTCAATGGTGTGGTGTCTCACTCACTAAACTTGCAACAACAGATGGAAGAAGCAGAGAGTGATTGGGATAAGCAGACTTTAGCAAGAAGGATTGCGAGACTCAACAACGGTGTGGCTTCCATTATTGTAGGCGCTAATACTGAAATAGAAATGGTAGAGCGTAAGGAGAGGATAGACGATGCTGTTAATGCAGTAAGAGCGGCACAACGCAACGGGGTTATTGCGGGTGGCGGTGTCCTCCCAAACTACTACGGGCAAAGTAGTGATAGCCTTCTCATTAACAAAGCGTTCTCTATGCCCATGAAACTAATTTGTGAGAATGCAGGATTTGAGGCATACTCGCACGACAAAGAGATAGGATTCGACGCGGCGACAGGAGAGTGGGTCAATATGATAGAGCAGGGTATTACAGACCCCGTTGATGTAGTGGTTAATTCCATACGAAGCGCTGTCTCCATTGCAACCCTCGTATTACTAAGCGACGCTATGGTTGCGCTGCCTCGTGATTAGGTTTATATGCGGATAGATGGTGGTTGAATTATGACTTGGGGACAAGGACAAACGACAAGTGTGAAGAAGACTGCCGCAGAGAAAGCACCCGCTACTCTCTATGATAGAGACTATTACCGGAATTTATTGGACGGTTCTAAGAAGACACCGCAGAAGTATAGGATGGCTCTTGTAGCGCATGAGAATGCCTGTAAGACAGGACTTGCTCTCTCTCTCTTAGACAGGGAAATTAAGGAAGGAAAGAAGGTCGCAATTATAGATGTTGATAATTCGGCGGGTTCGACGGTTGATTACATTTACCCCGACCATGATAACATTCGCCTCATTCCACTACTCGATGAGTCCGACGATTCTATTTACCACGAAGACAATTCAATAAACCACATGGCTCTTGTAAATAAGGCCAAGTGGTTCATTAACCTATTAGCAGAGGACATTGAGCAAGACCCTGATGCGTGGGGTGGTATTGTTTTCGATGGTGGTTCAACATTCCTTAAGTGGTGTGAGTTTGCTATGAGGCAGTCTCTACTTGCTAAGGGTATTATTGAGAATGAAGATGATTCATTCAACCAAAAGGAGTGGCGAGAGCGCAACCGTCTAAACCGAGATGTTCTCGATAGACTACACGCTCTACCCGTCTCAAAGATATTCAACACTTTCCACTTGAAGGCCGTCCAACAATACATGGACGACGGCACAGGTAAGAAGGTTCTAATGGTCGTCGGAGAGCGACCCGATTGGGAGAAGGGAACGATGCGCCGCTTCTCACAGCAGATATTCCTTTCAAGATACATGAAGAAAGCAGACATGGCCGCAGGAGTCAAGGGAGACAAAAGCCTCAATGAAGGGGAGTGGTGCGTCAAGGCAATGATTGAAGAGATGAAGGGAGACAAGATGCAATATGTTGGCTCTACTCACACGGTTCTGTCTGTAAAGAATGGTAAGGTTGATTGGTTCGGCCTTCCCTTCCTTCAAGAGCAGGTAGAAGAGCCGAAGGTGAGTAAGGATGAAGATAAACAATGAAGCGCTTTGCACCCTGTTAAACAAGGTTAAAAGAACGCAGACGGTTGGCGGTAAAACGCAAGACCAAGTGCTCTCCTGTATTATTCAGTGCGCACACGGTAAAGCCGTCGTGACTTCTTTAGTGAAAGATGGTTTGACTTCGGTTAGTCAATTCTCTATGCCTTGCACGCAAGACCATTCCGCCGCATTTTACATAACAAATATAGACACTATGTTAGGCGCGCTGAAATACCATGCGGCCAATTTGACTCTAACACAGGACGGAGACAAACTACGGATTAAGTCGTCCAACAAACAAACTACACTTGGCGCTTCCTCAGAAGCCCTCGCATACCCTCATAACCCTAAGACTCTCGTTGAGTGGGCTAACGCCTCCGACGAGATTGCTTCACGCCTTAAGTGTGTGAAAGATGTTCATTGGGTCTATAAGAGTGAGCAGGTAGAGATTCCCGCTACTTTCGTATTTGAGATAGATGCCGTGACTCTCTATGAGGCAGTAAGGTGTGACTCCATGAACGGACAGAAGATTAACCGTTATACATTCAAGGGAACGCAAAGTGGTTTGGAAATAGAGACCGGAGAAATTCTCAAAGGTAAGACAAAGTCCGTTGTCTTAGACAACAACGCGGACACCTATGTTGCTAAGGATGAAAGCAAAGCCCGCTTCGTAGAAGGGGAGAGAGATGAGAATTTATTTGAGGCGACCTTTGAGGGAGGGTTAGAGCACTTACTCTCTCATTATAACCGTCAAGTTAAATTAAACATATTCGATTTCACAAAGTATTCACAGGGTTGGAAGGTATTATTCGACTTTGGTAATGGTGACTTTGTGTTCCAAGCAAGTATAACGAGGTGAAGATATGGAAGATATAGTAGGTGATGTAGTAAGCACACTAAGGATGATGATAGAGAACGGGGTTGAAGGCACGGCGACGGCCACCAACGGACAATACACGGTTAATTTTACGCTTATAGATAAGACTAAACCCAAGTATTACCGCGACCCAAAATGGTTAGCAGACGCTTACCTTATGCAAGGTAGAACCATGCAAGATATAGCAACAGAGTTTGATATTTCCCCTGCGGCTGTAAATCAATGGTTAGTAAAGCACGATATACCAACACGACCACGCGGGCAGAAGAGGGATTTGTGATGGGTAGAAAGTCAGTCCGCATAGGCAGGAATAGAGGTAAGACTTCTTGGTGGCCTGCGGTGAGGCAACACCTTATTGATAATGACGAAAGGTGGATGACCGCTAAACAGATTATCGAGGAAACAAAATTACTCAAATACCCACACAAACCGCTCTTACAGTCAAGGCACTGCCCAAGAGTAGATAAACTAAGCCACTATCTCGGAAGCGCACAGAAAGATGTGG